TTCGGCGCAACTGTAATATATACCAATTCTATGCGAAAAACGATGTTGTATTACAATACAAGGAGTGAGCATGATGTACAAAGACGGTGATGTAATGACGGTTTTACAATCAATAGAAAAATCGTTGAAGCGAATTGCTACAGCTTTAGAATACATAGAGGGGAAGATACAATGAAAGAAGATTGGATGTTGATTAAAGAAGACCTAGATGATTGGATAGATTACGACGACTTTCTAATAACGGATGAGCATGAACAAATAGCCAGGCAAGAAGACTGGATTACTGAATGCGACTGGGAAGGAATAATTGACGAGATATGCAATGAGATAGATCAGTTTACTCTTCAAGTAGCTGCTATTTGTTTGCATTGTGGGAACGGAATTGCTAGCTGCACTTGTGAACGGTGATATTGATGATTACACTAGAACACAAAGTTAGACAATATCGAAAGCGAAGGTGGAGAAATGGCAAGAAATAATCTTCATTCCTTTACATTGTGGCCGAAGGCTAGCGACATCGTGTCCAAAGTAAAACGAGGTAGAAAGTCCGAGTTTGTGTCTAAGGCGGTTATTTGGTACGATACGCCAAAAGGCGAGCAAGCACGAAATCATCAAGCATTAATGGATCGCTTTCGGTCTGCTCAATTTACAATTAATGAATTGAAGGCTGAAATTGAAATTTTAGATGTAAAGGTACATGAGTTGAAAAAATCTCAATCCTTTATATCTAAAATGCGAAAGAAATGGTCAAAATGACCCTTTTACCCCCCATTTGAGGTGCATGTTTCAGAAGTTTGGTATTGCACCAGTATCGCCCATGAAGACGGCTACTAATACGGCTAAAGCCAAGACTAACTTAATCATGTTAGGCCCAACAGAAATTTTGACACCGTTGCCTTCTACTTCGTCACTCATAATATCACAAATTTATGTCGTCTGGACCCTTGCCTAACCCGCCAATTATATTCTCAAACAAATTACGAATTCCGCCTGTTAATGAACCTGCTCGTTTTTTGTAATTTGTTTGATATTCTTCGGTCGCTCTGTACAGGTCAAAATCTTGTTTTAGTGAATAAACTAAACCACCCGCTTCAGATGGAATGCCAATATTTTCATCAAACAAATAATTGTAGGCTAGTATTACCAGAGCGACAAATGTAACATCAGACATTCCTGCAACTAATGGTGTCAAAATTTTGTTAGCTGTATTTGCTGTAACAACTGTGTCAAGCAATTCGCGTTCAGATCTGCCTAACACTATCTCATGGCGTATGATGTTGTCCGGCTTTGGCTTAGGCATCCGGATCACTCCGGTCTTTCGTAAGCAACCCAGGCGTCCCACGCATCTATAGGATCAGCATAATTTTGAGGTAAATCCCTCAGAAATATTCTGTAATCCTTTTTTCCTTGACTCATTGTCAAATCTTTAAGCGCCCAGAAATCTGTGTCTTTCAATTCCTGGTTTCTGTACATTCGTACATATTGCCAAGTTACTTTTTCAGTTGTTTCAAACATTTAATCACCCAAATTGTGCCGCCCAACGAGGTTGTCCATCATTATTTGTTAGGAAGTCTGTAGCTGTGATCGGACCTGCTGGTAAGGTGTTGTTACTATTTTCTAAAGCTACACCGTAAAACGCCGCATTTTGTAGATTTGATAACGACGGAAATGCAGGTCCGGCAACATGAGAGTTAAGCGCATACTCGCCACGAATAGCCCCGTTACCGTTAGTTGTCTCTACTACTCCTAACCAGTATTGTTTTCCTCTTTCAACAGCAACATCAGCGGTTGGAGTTAATGTCTTCAAACCAGTACCAGTTGAGCCAAATGTGTAGCTGTAGTCACCGCCGATCTTAGCGTAGGGAACCCCTCCAACATCAGAATAAACAGCTAATCCTAAAACGCCTGTTCCGTCACTTACAACATCGATCAATATTGTTAGATTGCCCGTCTTAGGACTTATCCAAGGCCAAAAATGCGGATCTTCGTTGCTGCCTAATGAGGTTGTAGATGAAGAAGTAACACCCCAACCTGGCATTCTACTAACAATGTACATATTGTTATTGCCGCTGTTTGTGTCTGTACCTGGTAGCTGCAAATCAAATTCATTGCTTGAACCTGCAGAGGTTAAACCAGTCCATTCACCTACTACGCTTAACCTGGCTAAGTTTAGCAATACAATCCGGCGTAATTCATCCTCTGCTCCCTGCTCAGCAAAGATTGTTTTAGCTACACCCTGAAATTCACTAAATGTGATATTCTCGAGATCAGTGTTCTTTAGCAATTCGTAAATTCTAGTGCTAGGTTTTGCGTCCGGTAGTGGCATAATATCAACTCGTTAGTCCGACCCAGTCTGCTCTGACAGACTCCACAGCTAGTTTGACCAGGACTAGCCGCCTCAATTCATCTTCATTTAATTCCTCAATGCTGATTGGATTACCGACCTCGGGCAAAAATTCGCCTGCAGCTAGTTGACCCGTCAATGATTCTAGGGTTTGACCCTTTAACAGAGCGTAGACTCTGCCTTCTTTTGTTGTCGCGTTTGGTAGTGGCATTACTTCATCCCCATGTATAGCATTAGAAAGCCCCAGAAGCCGTTGTAATCCGGCATAGACACACTTGAATCATCATAACTTTCAGTTGATTCAGAAGATGGTAGAGGTGTTCCACAATCTCTCTGTGTAGATCTAACATAATCTTGGGCAGTTTGTAACGGTAATCCAACACCTGAGGGGGGCGCAGATGTTAACAAATTAATTGCTTGAGTAGCAGTTAATCCGCAATCTTTGTACGCTGCTAGCACATCATCCAGAGAAGGCATATTTTTCGCCTCATATTTTCTTCTCTGCTGATGTCAATGCTTTGGTCATTGAATCTAGTGCGCTTGATGTTATCAGACCGTGCATAAACAGCCTTCGAGCGTCTTTTTTCATGCCTGCGATTCTTCGCCTTTCGGTAGACTTCTTCATTTAGTCCACCTCATGCGTTTGTCAAGAATTGCGCTTTGAAATTAAGTTGCACTGGAATTGCCTTCGATGTAAATTGCGGTTGTTGCAAGTTTGGTGCAGCGAAGCCGACTGATCCGACAACATTGCCCAGGTTATCAACAACAACAACGCCAGGAGTCTCAACCTTGTTGCCATCAATTGATGTTGCGAAGGCTTTGACAATTCTTTGACCCTGGAGAGTGTCTCCAATAGAGTTTGAAGTTTGAAGATCCAGGAGTTCGTTAGTTGCTGCTCCTGTTGGAGTTACTACAAAGATTCTGCTAGTTCCGCTCGCTGTGTAGACACAAAGAGCTGCTTCACGATCTGCGGCAGTGTTTGTCATGACTCTTACTTTGTCGCCTGCACGAAGTCTGTAAGGAGCGCAAAGTGCGTCCTGGAATTGTGCCTGGCCTTTTGCGCCAATTGGGATTATAGCTGCAACCAGACCCTGGGACAAGACATAGGCGTATGAAATTGAGTTATCTGCGGCGACAATTCCAGAGACGACTGTTTTACCTGGTGCGTAATCACCGACATTTTGTGCTGATACTGTGTACACGGTATCTGTTGTGAGATCCGATTCAGTACCTTCTGCGATTTCTGCTTTCAATGGAATGTTGGTTCCATCACTGCAAACTAAGTTTCCTACTACTGTATTTGTTGCCATACTTATTCACCTCAGAGCTTAATGCCGATTCCAAGCGGCTTCATGATGTTCCTGTTCACTGAACTAATCGGTCTTCTCAATAATTTCTTGCCCAGACGGAAAGAAATTCCAATTGTGGCCGCTTGTATTGCCATCGATTGGTAATTGTTGGCAAAATTTTGTTGCATTGTGCTTAATGCCAAATCTGGAGATGTTACAATTTCACTTAAGCTGATTTGTTCAGCACCTATTAGGGTCATTTCACTAGATCCAGATACTGTACTGTATCCTAGATCGGGTTCACCAGTTACAAAGTTCCAGGGCGAAGTTCCTGCTAGTCCTTGACTCAGTAAGTTAGCGTATGCATAAGCTTCCATAGCGTTAATCACGCTCATTGCCTTTGGGCCTCGGCGTGTCTTTCTCTTAGTTCGGCGGCGTGCCATGTCCTACCTCAGACAAAACCTCGCCTATTTACTTTCAGTTTCACTTTCAGCCGTGAAAAGTCCTTTTTCATCCCTAGCAATCACTTTTGCTGGATTGTTTGCCATTTT